TGAGTCAAGATCATTCGGATTAACATAAAGTATCCTTCCTTCAATGTTCTTGATAAAATTCTCTAATCTATTAAGAGGCATCTTCTTATATCGGCCAAAATATTTCTATGTTTCTATTTAGTCCTCTAAAAAGTGAGTTATTTTTGAAGAGATAAATCTTGGTACTTAATTTGATCTTCAGGCAACTTATCAGTACATACTTTTAATACTCACATGAACTGATCTGGGTCTTCACATTCTACAAGTCTTTCTTCTCCACCATCACTTAATAACAAAAAACTACGAGAACATAAATCAATAATCACACTTGCTACTGTATCATCATCCATTAGGATACACCCATATTATTTTAGTAGTATAGCAGAATAAGCATTATATGTCAAATCCAAGGAAGATCAGATCCATGATGGTAAGCGATTGTTAAACCAACACCTACTTGTTTTTCATAATCTAAAACTGCAGTGCTGCCAATACCAGTCTTTACCCATCCTAATACTATATTCTCAGTTAAAGAATTATAACTTACTAATGGATCTGGTCTTACTGAAAAAGAACTTTTTCCTACAACGGTATTAATACCAACAGAGGAATCAGATGCAGTTACTTTCCATCTAGCAACATACACAAATCCATCAGAGGTGCTTGCATCTAAACTAGTAATATTCCAACTTGTAGTAATAGCCATTGTTTTTTTGATTATTTATGATATAATATATAAAAAAATAGAAAGATATAAATGAAAAAACTTAGTGATTTAATGTATCTATCTAAAACTCTTGATGATGATTTTTGTGATAATATAATAACGTTATTTGAACAAGATGCAAGAAAAGTTCCAGGCATAACAACATTAGGAGAAGATACTGATCTTAAAAAAACAACAGATCTTTATATATCAGATTTTAAAGATGAAAGTAATTGGCCAAGAGTAGATGAAATTCTATATGAAAGTCTAGGTAAAAATATATCTAAATATACTGAAAAATTATCTAAAATGGCTAGTATTCCACTTTGGGGTCATAAATCACATGATAGTGGATATACTGTAAAAAGATATGAACCTGGTGATTATTTTCATTGGCATGTTGATAGTCAATGTAAGGAAGGATGGGTAAGAACTCTTGCAGCTATATGGTATCTTAATGATGTTAAAGAAGGTGGAGAAACTGAATTTGAAAATGGAGTTAAAGTTAAACCTAAAAGAGGTCATCTCTTATTATTCCCTGCTACTTGGACTTATCCACATAGAGGATGTTCTCCTAAAAATGAAAATAAATATGTTATTACAACATTTTTACTTACAAATGAAGAATGGGTATATCACTAGATTGGGTATTCCAAGCAGTTATTCTTTTATCTAAATTTGGATGATACTTATAAGATTGTAAATCAACACTAAAAATAATATTCGTATCTTCCTCTACGATAAAATTTGAGACTCCAAAATCACTAAAAGTCCAATCAGATTTATGTCGAACAACATCTTCATAAATTATTTTCCTGTGTTCTAAATTTATCAATGCATATAATCCCTTAACATATCTACTTACACAAGTTACAATATTATCTTCATATTCATAATAAAAAGGAGGAACTTTTACTCGGTTAAAGTCCTCCGATTGCAATCTTTTTAATTTTTCTAGATATGTATCTCTACGTTTTATATCTTTACAATCAACTTCTCTAGTTAGATAAAAATAAATATCAACTTCATGAGAATCTGTTGTTTTATCATCTCGTATTGTACTGGAATAACAATGCATTTATTATGCAGTAACTCTCATAATGTAATAGAGTACATAATATGGTGGCAATGAGTTTGCTCCATTTCCTTGCTGGCCTGAGGTTACATTAAAACTGAAGAGGTGTGCGTGTTTACCAGGTGGTGTTCCATCAGGAGGTCCTTGTGTTTTTATCTGAGCAACACTGACTGGTGCCCTTCTATTTGAAGCATCTCCACCACCACTGATTACATTAGACCAATTATAATAATAATGATTATCATGATTACCTGAATTATCAATAGTTGCTTGATTTCCACCACTTGAAACTGAGTGTGTGTGGTTAAGTAATGCATCCACTCGTCCACCAAATGAGTTATATCCAAAACCACTCGCACCTTCACCCATAATAAATTTACCCGTCAAATTAGGTGTTCCATTCAGTCCATTACATTTCTTCCATTTAGGTGGAATTGTTGAACCGTAAAATGCAATTATAGATCCTACAGGGAGATTACCATTTGTAGTAGCAGTATCCGAAGCTGAAATTGTAAAAGTTTGACCAGATTGGGATATTGAAATACCATCTCCAGATGTTACATTTACAATTTGAGTAGCAGCATCTGCAGCAGCTGCTGTTGGTTTTAATGTTATTGCAACACCATCAGTGATGGAAGATAAAGGAAGAGTATAATTATCCTTACCACTTGATGCACCTCCCGAAATTTTTAATCCTGTACCATCTTTTATTACTTCAATTCCAGATACACCTGTAATACCTATAACATCACTAGTAGTTCTATTAGTACCAGAAAGTGTTAATCCAGCACCTCCATTAGTATTACCACCATGAGCAGCAAGACTATATGTTGCTCCACCAGAAGTAGATGATGATGAAATTGTTAATCCTTGAGCTGTGTTAACAAAACTAATTCCACCTCCAGGTGTTATTGTAATTAATTGATCACTAGCACCTGCAGCAGGATTGTCACCAGGATATAATTGAAATTTTGCAGCTGTATTATCTGTAGCAGTATTTTTAAATTTAAATGCACCTGCAGCAATATCATCAGCTTCAATTTTAAAGTCAGTATTAGAACCACTAATTCTAATATTAGGTCCAGCACTTATTTTTATTGTTGGATCACTAGCATTTACAACACCATCTTTTGCTAATCTAAATGTTCCACTACCAGCGTTGAAGGTGTTATCTGCTGCTGCACTTACAAGTCCATTAAGTGTATAAGCAGCACCAATACTTGAATTTGCACTAATAGTAATTTTGTTAGCACTAGTACGAACTACTGAAATTCCACTCAAAGAGTCACCAGCTATTTCTATATCTTGAGTATCGTCACTATCAGTATCATTTGTTAATCTTAATCTTGGATTATTTGTCCATAGACCTGATACATTATAAGTATAAGTTGTACCAGTTCCTGAACCACCTGAACCATTAATGGTAATTGTATTTCCAGTATTATTTCTAGTAACTGAAACATTACCAGAACCAACCAATCTAACTGAAGAATCAGTTTCAGATCCAGAAGCATCTAAAAATAGGTATGGATTGGTATTAACAGTTCCATCTGGATTAGTACCAGTAGAAGTTTTTGTAGCTTTTAATTCATAAGTTGTACCAGGTATACTTGATGCATCAACATCAATTTTAAAATTATTACCACTAGTTTTTGTTAAGGTAACATTATTTCCTTTTTCTATAGTTACAACTTGATTAGGTGATGGAGTAGTTCCATCAAGTGGAGTTAATGATAATTTAATATCAGTTCCACTTGCAGTTACTGGAAGACTGTAGGTATCAGCACCAGGACCTGCGGCATCAATTTGAAACTGACCACTAGTACCAGATCCAGTTCCTGATAAACTAGAAATTGAAATATTATTACCTGCTTTTAATGTAACAGTAGTATCTGTATCTGTACCATTTGTCCCATCTAATGTCCAAATAGCCTGTCCACTATCACCATTAGAACCTGATAGTTTTAAATTATAAGTTGTATTAGTTCCTGCTCCTGCACCATCAATTGTTATTAGATTATTATCCCTCGCTATTGAAAGACCATTAATAACCTTAAGAGTTACATCAGACGCAGTTCCACTAGTAGGTGTTAATTTTATTTTTTCACTGGCACCATCATCACCATCTACTGCTGATAATGCATAAGTTGTTTCGGTAATAAATTCTAATGCAGTACCATTACTAGTACTTCCTGATTTATTAACTCTGACTAACTTATGTGCTTCTCCAGTATAGTTTGGAGGTGTGTCTCCAAGGGATAAGAAAGTAGTAGCAGCTCCTGCACTAAGATCTTCCCATTTAGGTGGTGCACTAGCACCTTGACTTACTAAAGCATATCCAGAAGTTCCAAAACTACGCTCAGTGACGTGACCTATTCCAAAAGCACCAGACCTATTAACAGAAAATCTTTCAGTGCCTGTATCTCCACTTTGCGTTAGTTGATCAATAAGTCTTATTACAGAATCATTGGAATTATTTCCGTAAACATCAATTGCAAATGATTCAGAACCAGCAATATCCTCAAATTGAAGATGACCCCCTTCTAAAGATGTAGCAGTTTTTTTAAGAAGTAATTCTCGATTATTCTTAACACGAAGAGCTTCTACACCATCTATTTCTATTAAAAAACGACCATCAGTACCAGTATCTATTACTTCTGCTTTTGTATTGCCTTCTTGTATCTTATCTGCAACATCAGAACTACCTGTATCAGCATTGATTGTAAAACCAGTAGCACTAGTACCATCAATTCTAATATTACTTCCACCTGTTATAGAAACTTCATCATCATCTCCACTACTAGGTCTTAATATAATTTTTCCTACACCAGTTCCAAAAGTCCCAGCTCCACCAGAAGTTCCACCACCTAAGAGATCATAAGTTGTATCGGTACCACCTGTATCAGCAACAGTTACCCATGCACCTCCTTGCCGTACTTTAATTGCCATAATTATTAATTATTTTCATTGTTATAACATATTTATGATGAAGTGTCATACCATATATCACCATCACAAACAGATGTTCCAGTAGGTTCAGTGGATTGAACATACTTAGCACCAAAAGCATTACTACTCTGAGGAATATTAATTTGCTTTGTTACTGGATTAGCGGATGTTATTGTGATTGGCATAGCACATGGTGCACTCCTACCAGTATAATCAACAATTATATTAGTAAGACCACCACTTCCACCACTATCGTCACCCCAATAAACACTTGCACTAGATCCACCACTCTTTAATACCTGACCACTTGTTCCATAATTGGCACCAGCAATTCCAAGTTGTCCTGAAGTTCCAATACGGAGTTTTTCACTATCATCAGTAAAAATAGCTGCACTTTTTCCAGAACGACCAATTAGTTCTACTTGGTTATTATCATGAGAGTATGCAAATTCTCCTACTGCAGAACCAGACTCCATAAATCTAATTCTGGAAGCACCAGTCGTGGCAGTTGTCTTAATATCAATTGCTTGTGCACTACTAGATCCTCTTTCAATTTCTAATACTCCACCACTTGTGATGCGAAGTCTTTCGGTTCCCTCAGTCTCAACTAAAAAGTGACCATCCGTTCCAGTATCAACTACTTCTGCTTTTGTATTGCCTTCTTGTATCTTATCTTGAACTCCACCAACACTTCCAGGATTTACCCAATCAATTCCAGTTCCAGTAGAAGTTAATAATTGACCTGATGTTCCTAATTGACCATCTTTATCTTGAAGACCACCATAAATTCTTATTCCATCATCCGTAGTTTCAATACGCTTGGTTCCATCATACCATAATGATACTCCTGCATTTGCAATTGCAATAATACTATCTTTATTCTTATTGGGTCTAATTCTAAATGTTTGATTTGATGTATTACTAGTACTACCTTGAATATTAATATCCTTACCTCCTTGGAGTGCATCCCAATATGAGGCATTACCATCATGATATATTCTAGATTGCCAATTATTATTACTATTACCTGCTGTTCCTAAATTAATAGCAGTATTATTCATAAAAACAAAGGCATCATTCTCAGGTTGCCAAGAAACGTTTTTATTAATATCTGCCCCAACGAAATATATGGAATTATTAAGTCCATGATAATAAGTTCCATCATCATCAAAGATGAAAGTAGATGCTCCACCAAATGAACTATTATTATTATACTGAATTTGTCTATCAATACCACCTGGTTGTCCACCAACACTTCCAGCATTTACCCATAATAATTCAGTTCCAGTAGAACTTAATACTTGTGTATCCCCACCTAAACTATCAGTTTTATCTTGAATACCACCATATATTTTTATTCCATCGGTAGTAGTTGCTAATTTACTAAATGAATTATGATATAAAGTTACTCCTGCATTTGCAGTTGCACTAATACTATTCTTATCACTATTGGGTTTTATTTTAATTGTATGATTACCAGTAGCACTATTATCACCACTTAACTCAATACTACCACTTGCTGTTGCTTTCCAATGTGAAATAGCTCCAGTATCACTATAGTAAATACTAGAAGGTCCACTCATATTGGCAGTTCCCAACTTTATTTCAGTCTCTCTTGTTAAAATAAGTTGTCCAGCACCTGGTTTCCAAATTACACTTCTTGCTGGATCTGCGGCAGTTGTAAGACTAAGGAAGTGTACACTGTTAGCACCACCGTAAGATAATGAACCAGTTTTATCAAAAACAAAGCTAGATGATCCATTAAAAACACCATCATCATTAAATTGAAATTCTTTATCATTACCACCTGGTGTTGTACCACCACTGGAATCCACTGCCCATACAACTGGATCATTAGGACCTTGACTCTTTAAAACATATCCAGCAGTTCCATAATTAGCACCAGCAATACCAAGTTGACCATTAGGTCCCATGCGGAATCTTTCTGTTCCTACAGTATTAGCATCTGCATTTGTTATAAAGGCTAACGAACCTGCATCTCCAAGAATATAATTATTTTTATCTGTTTTATCATAAAGAACCATCTCAAAGTTACCATCTGCCTTCTGATAAAATCCAGCACCATTAGATACATCTGTGTTTATTCTAAATCTCCAATTATCAGTATCCTTTGCATGAAATAAATCTAAGAGTGCATCTGGAGATGCTACATTAATACCAAAATTACCTATACTAGTTGTTTCATTAAATTTGTAAGTTATCTTAGCATCAGAGTATAAGTGTTCATTCTGCCTATTAGTATGTGGATTATTATCTTTAACAAACGTAAAATGATAAGTATCATTTTGATTAGTAGATCCTACACCAACTTTACGAGCACTCTCTACATTAAGATTACTTGATGGACCCCAAGTTAAAACACCAGTTCCATCAGTTTGTAAAAGCTCTCCATCCTGCCCAGTATTTGGAGGTAGAGTAAGTGTATAATCTGCTCCTAATGCATTAGGAGACTTTATCGCAGCATAGTTACTATTATCAGCATCGTATATACTAACAGCAGCACCAACTGAACCATCAGCACTTAATGAAATTCCTTTATCGTAAGTAGATAATCTTAAACCACCATCATAATATAAATCAACACCAGCATCTGTTAAAGCCCTTAATGCAGTCTCAGTACCACCTTTTGTTCTAAGATAAATTCCTAAAGCACTTTCTATGAAAAGATTTGATGTAGCAGCAGTATTTTTTATATAACTATCATCAAAATGATAAATTTGTAATTCTCTAGTATCACCCCAACTTGCTTCAATGTTGTCGAGATATCTAAATCTCATTTCTGATTTATCCCAGAAAGCAGATTTAATACCTACATTACCTTTACTATCAGTACCACCAGTTCCATGAAATTCAACATCATCTTTAAATGTTGCAATGCCAGATACATATAAATCATCAACTGTAAGAGTTCCTAATCCATCAAATGTATTTGCATATACAACATCCCATCTATTTGCCGCACTACCTAAATCATTTTCATTTGGAATATTTGGTATAATATCACTATCAACCTTTCCTTTAAAATCAATATTATCTGTTGTAGCATCACCTAAATTTATATCTCCATTTAGATTAGAAACACCACCTACTGTTAAATTACTACTAAAATTACCAGTCGCAGCATCTAATTGTCCAGTAACAGTAACTCCTATCCCAGAAGTTTGGAATTTTCTCGATCCAGAATAATATAAATCTATAGATTGATTAAATTCTGCAAATAAACCATCCGAAATATTAACTATCTTTATTATACCGTCATTAGCAGTATTATTTGCTATTTTAAGCGTACCACATTTATTCGTATCATCAAAATAAATTGAAAAATCCTGAAGTGAACCTAAACTTAATTTTGAATTATCATTTAAAACTAATTTTTTAACACCGCTAGACCAATATGCATCTTTAGAACTACTACCATTTCCCCATAATTCTAAATCTCCTTTAAACGTACCAATACCTGGAGTTACAAGAAGTTGTTCAAATATGCCCTCAAAAAGTACAGTGTTTTGCTTTACATATAAATCCCCACCAACATAAAGATCTCCACCAGTGGTAGTAATACCACCAGCAGCAGAAAGAGTAATACCTATTCCACTTGAAGAACCAGTAAATGATACTGCACCACCAACATTTAAATTTTTCTCAATTCCTACACCACCTTCAACTATTAAAGCACCCGTATCTTTAGTATGTGATTCAGTAGCAAAATTTAAATATATTCCAGCATTTACTTGTACTGTATCACTATAAGCATCTAAAGTTAAATTGCCAGTTGATGTTCTAATTTCATTAGTATCAAAAACTACATTACCTATAGTTGAAATTCCAGTAACTTTTAAGTTTGCAGATGTAGTAGTTCCAACAACATTAGCTCCTAATGGTCTAAGAGTATAATCATCAAATGTTAAATTAGTACTATCAACTAATTCACCATTAGGTCCAACATAAACAACACGATCATTTGTTAAATCAGTAACCTGTAATGTGTTTGCCTTTACTCCACCTTGAGCATCAATAAGATTGAGTGCTGTAGTAACACCAGTAATATATAAATGATCAACTGTAACTCCACCTCTGAATGTAGATAAACCAATTACATCTAATAAAGAAGTTGGTTGTGTACTTCCAATACCAACTCTATCATTAGTTGCATCATAATAGAAAAGATCCGCACCATCTACTAAACCTGCAGTATTATGGTATTGTAGTTGCCCAATATCTCCACCAGCACCAGAACGAACAGCAGAAGCATTTGTCCATTCAAGACCATACTGACCTTTTGTTAAAAGTTCTCCTTGATCACCAGGTTCATTATTCCAATCATATATTGTTTTTCTTATTCTAACATCACCATTAACATCCAATTCTTGTGATGGAGCTGCAGTTCCTATACCTACCGATGCAATGCCACTTGCACCAGAAAAAGCAGTTATAATGGTTCCACCAATTCCAATATTAATTCCATTTCCTACAGTAAGAATACCAACTGCACTATTAAATACTAAATCAGAAGATGTATTAAAATCATTACGATGAGTTCCTACTCCACTATTTCCTTTTGGATCAAATATTCTTTCTTTAAATAAGACACTTCCAACATCACCTGGAGGGGTTACTGTAATGGTTGCACCAACTCCTAAAAGAGCAGCATCAGCAGTAAGACCTACTCCTATAAAATTAAGTTGAGTTATACTACTTACTGATCCTACTAATGATCCCTCATCATACACACTAATAGAACCTGGAATTAAACCACCACCAATTGGAATCCAATATCTTTCTCCAGGATTAGAAAGAACAGATACTAATTGATATTGTTGACCTGCAGGAATACCAGGAGTTCCAGAAGCAGTTGGTGGATCACCAATATTAGGTTCTGCTTGACTTAAATCAAGATATTGATATCTATCATCAGTTAATCTATCTTGAGGGGTTCTTCTTACCCTTCCACTTAAATACTTAGGCATTACTATTTTCTAGAATACTTGCGAGAAATTCCATTTGAAGTGGAGCAACAAGTCCACCTTGAGTTGATATTCCGACATTAACTGTAATGCTATTTGGGTCTGCTTCAATAATACCTAATGTTGCTCCTGATGCAGGATCACCTGGACGTGGATATGCGTGTTCAGATCCAAATCCATCTTGACTGCAAGAGAATATTAATGAATTATTAGCTATTGTAATTGAATCAGTTGCCCTCTTCATACCATTTGTAACAGCACTAACAAACTCATGCTGATAATCACCACCTTGCTTTACAACTGATCTAGTTATACCTGCTTTTGACCTTACAAAAGTATGGTCATCTCCAGAAGCAGCTCCTGCACCTCCAACATTAACGCTAAAATTATTTGCATCAATATATGTAATTGGTAGCCAAGTATCAGCAGCAGGATCAGTTGCTCTAGGATAACTATCTTCACCACCTCCACCATATCCACATGAGAAAGTTATACTATTATTATCAATTTTAATTGCATCTCCTTGTTCAAATCCATGATTAGTAATAGTACATGTCAGAATACCAGCACTACTACCACCAGCAGTATATTGAGCACTTTCTGGTTTCAATTTAGTTGCTGGTACAAAGGTATGAATTCCAACATCAGAATTGTCTGCTGTTCCAATACCCAAAGATACTGTTGTATCTGTTCTTCCAACAACTGGAACTGAAGTATTATATGCAGGATCAGGAGAACCATCACCAGCAGTTGCACGAGGATAATCATGATTAGTAGCATGAGCATCCTTAGCACAAGTAAATCTAAGAGATTCTGTTCCAATTTTAACTGTTTTAGTTGCTCTACTTAAACCATCCTCTGCCCAAGATACAAAAGCATGATCATTAACATTCGTAGAAGGAGCAGTATTTAATACTTGAACAGTAAATGTATTTGTAGTAACATTAGAAATAGGAATCCATGTACCAAATGCTTTATCACCTTCTCTTGGATATGTTTTTTTAGCAGCATCACCACTTGCTCCATTATAATTACAACTCATAGTCAATGCATTAGGTGCAATATTAATCCAATCACCATTGTTAAATCTATGATTATTAAGAGTAACGGTAGTTATACCCGTAAATGGGTTATATTGAGCATTAGATGGAGTATGTTTTGTTGGTCCTTTAAAAGTATTTCCCCCTACACTAAGAGTAGCAATACCAACTCTAGGATCATAAACTGCAGCAGCTACTGAATAAAAAGAAATAGGAGATGTTCCTACATTCAGATTAAATTTAGTAGCATTTTCTACTGTAATAGATTTCCATACTTGAGAAACAGGATCAGTAGGTCTTGGATAAGTATGAGTTGTATTTTTACCATCCATACTACATTTAAAAGTTAATGCATAATCATCAAATTTTACAAGATTTCCAGTAGAATAACCATGAGCAGTAGCAGTAGTAATTGTTAGTATTCCTACAGAAGCATCATATTCAGCACCATTTGGTGTTTTTGAAGTTGATGATGTAAATAAAGTATTATCAATAAGAGTTAGACCTAATTTTCCTGTCTTAGCATCATATGTAGCATTTGATGGAGTAACTGTAGCACTACTTGAAGATATTGTTACACAATTTTGATCACATCTAATAAATTTATGGTTTGCAGGATTATAAAAATGCAATATTCCATTAGCACTACCAATATCTGCAGTAAATTCTGTAGTAGTTGGTGCAGTATTTACAATATATGATGCTTGTGGATCTGGAAAAATAGTAGTAGTTATACCTGAAGTATTATTAGCACAGGTAAATGCTATTCCTCCCATTGTTATTTGATCACCAGCAGAGAATCCATGAGGATCCATTGTTATTACAGTTACAATTCCTGTAGGTTCATCATATTCAACCTTAGTAACTGTAGATACACCACTTTGTGTGCCTTGAATAAAAACTTTATCTATAATTAATGGTGTTTTTTCTAACACCATTCTACCATCAATTAAAATAACACCATCATTAGGTGGTATTTCTACATCCTTTATAACTCTTATATCTCTCTCAAGACCAGTACTTCTAGATTCTCTTCTTTGTGTAAAAGTAACTGTTGGATATGTGCCTACACCAACATTTGCTACCTGTGCATACAACACCAAAGCAGAAGTTCCTGTTGGTACTTCATATAATTTTTGCAATCCTGGTGCTACAGGAACGGCAATTGATATAAACTTATTGACTGGTGCTATTGCCATATTATCTCAACGCTAGTATTAAGGGTGTTAATTGTGCTTGAATTGCTCGGTTAAAATCTCTTCCTCGAATAGTAGATGTAGTTTGATCAACAGTTAAACCATCACCAATTCTAAAATTACCCTTTTGATCTGTACTTGTAAATGGACATTGACCTCCATTTATTGCAACTACTTCATTAGCAGTAATAGGTTCACCACCTTGGAAGGGGTTCGCTTTATTTATATCGGTACCAGCACCGATATATTCAAATGAATGAGAACTGGTAATAATTCTACTGAGTCTAACTAATTCTATCTCAGTTCCAGCATTAATAGAATATGGAATAAACTGATCAAATGTTACAGTCGTTAGTCCAACAGTATCTGTTGGTTCAGTAGCAACACTTACAGTATATAGAATGGGATCTGTATCTGCAACTAATTGTGCCGATCCACCACCACTAATACTAACTTCAAATGATTGATTTGGTAGAAAATTTCTACCACTTGCAATAACATCAATTGAAGTAATGGTACCAGCAGCACTTACATTTGCAGAAAATTCTGCACCAATAGATTCTGGTCCTAAAGGTCTTGGAACAGTAACAACTGGAGGTGCTGCAGCATTATATTCTCCTGGTATTCCTCCATCTATAACAGAAATACCTCTAATTAATTGTAGAGGTGCAGTTAAAATACCAGTTACTGAAGTATCAAGATAATCTGCTAAATTAATTTTAAAGAATAATCCTTGCCCGTCAAATGGCTTTCTAAATCTATCAAAACTATCAGTAACATCAATAAGTTCAAAAACATCACTATCAGCAGGAGCAGTAGTAAATAATTCTCCTGTAAATTCTGTTGCACCTACACCATTAGAAAATAAACCAAAATTACCAAATGATGAGTTAGAGTTTGTTAAATCACATTGTCCTCCAGTATCACAATAAATTGCAATATCGCAAGCAATAGTAAATATAGAAACTAATTGAGCATATCCATTATTCGTAATTGATACGCCAATACCATTCTGATTATATTGTGTAAATGCATCACAAACAAAAGATTTAAAGTCTTGTCCTAGATTATTAGTACCACTAAAATCAGCATTAGCATGATTTCCATCAATTCTCATACCCGTACTACCTGACATAAAGTTAGTACAGTTTCTAACATAAGGAGACTTCCACCTACCAGTTGCACCTTCATTTGCTGGTCCCAATGCAACATAACCTGTGATTGCTTGATCTGCTACAACTAATGGTGGGAAAGCAACTGCTGCACCAGTATGATTATATGAAACTCCACCTTGATTATCAGTAGGAGGACCAGAGAAATTAAGATTCTGAATTAAACATCCCCGTCTAACGTGGAATACATCCTTATCTCTATTTTGAGGAATAACAGTTACAAGTCTTAAGTCTTCACCTGAAACTGAAACATCAGTTCTTAATCCAATTGGATTATTTTCAGTATAACTACCAGAACGAATAATAATAGTATCTCCTTCTTTTGCTATTGCTGCTGCACCACCAATTGTTCTCTTCGCATCACCTTCCAATAATCCAGTATTAGTATCATTACCATCCATAGTAACCCAAATAGCATTATCAGTCTCAACACCAGATGGTCTCCATGATACACCAGCACCAACTGCCGACAATCTATAATCATTCTTACTTTTACTAACATCAAAACCAACACTGTTTAACTTATCAATAACAGAATTTTCTAATTCTAATGTTCCTTCAAGTCTTGTATTACCACCAACATTTAAATTCTCTTCAATACCAACACCACCTTCTTGTACTACAAGAGCACCAGTGTCTTTATTAGTTGATGATTCATTAGCACCTATTCTTACATTACCACCAACATTTACATTTTCTTCAACACCAAGACCACCTTCTTCTACTACAAGAGCACCAGTATCTTTATTAGTTGATGATGTATTTTTTCCAATATTAACATTTCCTGCAACACCAATACCACCTACTTCTACTAGTAAAGCACCAGTAGTACTATTAGTGGATTCTAAGGAAGATTGTAATTTAGTTTGACCACCAACGATTAATTTTTTAACAATACCAACACCACCATCCATTTGAACAGAAGCAAATGTTGTTGTTGACGCATCAGTAAGCTCATTAAATGTAGTTCTTCCATCTACATCTAATGTATTATTAAGTGTTGTAGCACCATCTACATCTAATGTATTATTAAGTGTTGTAGCACCATCTACATCTAATGTATTATTAAGTGTTGTAGCACCATCTACATCTAGCGTAGCGTTAAGTGTTGTATCACCATCCACATTTAATGTAGAATCTAAATCAGTTGCTTGATTTACAGTTAAAGTTCCTTTAAGTAAAGTATTACCATTAACTGTCAATTGTGAATCAAATTGTACATTACCAGTAGCATGAAGAGTTCCTGTTATATCTAAATCATATGATGGATTATTATTATTAATACCAACCTTCGTCATTCTATAAATCGAAGCATTACCACCAGAACCAGCAAATCCCCATAAATCTTGAGTTTGTATCCTAGCAATCATTGTAGGATTGTCTGGATCTGGAATAGGAAGTGTAGTGTCAGTACCAAGACCTAAACTATTAATTTGCACATAATTCATTGTTGCAAATGTTTGTGCAGTTCCAGGATTTGGTATATAAACTCCTTCGTCTTGAACGAAAATACCATGTAGATCAATTGGTGATGCCTCAATCCATCGGACACCATCAACATCCATATTCAAGTAGTATCCATTAACACCAGGAGATTCTGCAGAGTCATATAAATGACCGTCCAATCTCATAGGTCCTAATACATCAAGTTTTACTTCACCAGTAAAAGAGGTATTCATACCCCCAAAATTAGCAGGAGCAGTAGTTCCGATACCAACTGTACCTAATCCAGTAATTACAACAGCACTATCATCCGTTTCACCCGAATTACCAATTGTATTTGGACCACCAACTTGGAATCTTTGGAATGGTGCTGTATTTGCTACACCAACTCTACCAGGAAATGGTCCTGTATTAATTCCAGTAAATACAGTTCCACCAACACCAACATCCAACCTATTCCGAACTAATAATTCAAAAACATCTAATTTTGCTTCAATAAAAACATCATCTTTAAAAGTTGCAATACCACCAAACCAAGAATTTTCTAAGACAGTTAAATTCTTTACTGTAATATTATCAGGAAGTGTTAAGTCTTGACCTGTATAATCATAATATAATTTTCCATAGATATAAACATTTTCAAATACAGAATCTCCAGTATGCGAATTTTCATTTCCTATAGGTAAATTAGTGTCTGACATATTATCCTCCTAACTTTGCGACTGATTAACTGCTGATTCTACAGCTGCACCTGCAACAGGACCACCATAGGCAGTAGCAACACTTCCAGCAAGAGAACCAGGATCTAAACCTTCACCACTAAGTAATTGTCCAGCAGCAGCACCTGCAATAGGACCACCATAAGCAGTAGCAGCAGCTTGAGCTAACCCACTAAGACTTAAATCTCCACCCATTGCTCCACCAAATCCACCAAGAAGACCACTAGAACCACCAAGATAACTACTAGCAAAAGCTTTAAACATACTAGTTTTTTTAAGCAATTCTGCTATATTTCCCTTTTTAAGACCTTTCTCATCAACATGAACCTTCTTACCATAAATTAAAACCTCATCAGTAGATCCTGGTTGATCATAACCAATACGAATTTTAGGTGCTTGTAATACTATTTCTTCTGATGCCTGTAAAGTAATCTGTTTTGCTTTCTGTAAAAGTTTTCCTCTGTCTGCATTAAAATCACAATTACCTTTATGCACAACTAATTTATAACTATGCTCATTTTCCTTATTTTTAAATCCACACTCTACCTGTAGTGTTTTTTCAGCATAAACTCTTGATAAACCACTACCCTCAGAAAGAGTTTGATTATACTTTACACCATCTTTTGTTGCAGCTAATAAAGAATATGCAACCTTTCCTGGTAATCCAACAACATGCCCAGAAGCTTCAATAATTAACTGTTGATTAAATATTTCCTGAGTATAATTCTCTTGACTCATACTAACTTTCTCCTCCAGTAGGGAAGTCACCAACACAATCAACAACTTCAAGTGTTTGAGCAGGTACAACTGGTTTGTTCAATGTCATAATTACTCTGAAAATAGCACCATATCCAGGATTTTCAATCAATTCTTCTATTTTAGGTAATGATGAATATGGTTTTTGACAAATAACATCACAACTAACACATTGACCATCAGTAACATTAAGTTTTATACACTCATCAGATATACTTGCATTCTGATATCCAGCACCAGGATTCTCTATTATAATTTTTTCAATATAAACTTCATCAACCTCTCCTGGAAGATCAACTGGATAATTTTCACCCTCACTTAATACTACAATATTAGTTATTTGACCAAAAGTAGAAGAATTTATATTTTTATCAATAAGTACCTTACCAAAAGCACCAATTCCCTGATCACAACTATCGGTAAAAGATACAAGAGGTTCTTCACTATATCCTTCACCAGGATCAGTTATTTCAACACCAACAATACTAGCAGTTCTCTTCACATCTCCAAAAATATCATCAGGATCAAGTTTATCTATAAAGTTTCCAAATAAAACTTTTCCTGCTCCACCAATACCATTACCACCAAATATCTCAACCTTAGGTGCTCCACATTTAAATATATTTCCAGTATAACAATCAGTTCCTACAGTATCTCCTGCCTCGCTTACTTTAGATCCAAATATAGAAAACTTACCATATGCTTCTTCAAATTTATTTAAACCAGAAGGAAGACCTTTTAAAATATTATTTTTACCCTTTTCAATTTGACCAGCAACTTCATTTGCAGATTCAAATGCCTTATCAATAAAATTTTGTTGCTCATTACTACCCATTGGTTTTGCATCTAATTTATCAATAACAAATTTATCAGTATCAACAGGTTTTGATGCTTTACCTCCACAACTAAATAAATCTTTTACTTTACCCATTATATTCATTCCCTTACCAATAAAACTTTTTACATTAAAAGCCTTTACTCCAAATTTCTCAAGTAATCCTGATACTGCATTTGTTGCTGGAGAAACCATAGAATCAATCATTCCTGTAATTTTATTGGTTATAGCACCTACCATTTGTTGAACAGCACAAGTACCAGCATTTAATACATTCTTTACCATACCTGTCAACATATCTTCAATAGAACCACCTAAAGCACCAGATATTTTATTTACTAAGCAATCTGTTGAACCCAACATACTACTAATTGGTCCAATCATACCTGTTTGTAATGAAGTAATTTGTGATAATGCTGTGTTAAAAGGAAGATTTTTAGCAAATACACTTGAAGCAATACCATCCAATCCACCTTTAGCATAATCAATTAACCCATCAGTAAGTGAATTTCCAATTTGCCCAATAAACGTTTGAGACGAACTACTAATCATATTAGCTACACTTTTTATCTCACCAGGAAGATCAAGACTAAAATTACTTGCTTTACTTGCTATATCCATAAAATTACCCAATTGGGTTTGGGTCTCTGCAAAGAAATTATTTTTATCTGGATTTGCAGTCAAAATCTTCATACCAGAAGTTAAAGATACTGGGTCTACATCTGGAAGGAGTATTTTTTTATATTCTTCAGCTCTTTTTTCAAATTCTTTAAAAGTATCCTTAGATAAATTTTCTATCTGATTTGAATCAAATGGAACTATATCTTTTAATTGATCAGGATATTGAGTCTTAATATTCTTAATTGCACTCTGCCATTTTTCACCAGCAGGATTATCCTTTATAAGATTCTGATATGCTTTAATCTGCTTAAAAGAAGGAAATTCTGTTGGTATAGCAGGAATAAATTCCTTCTCCACTGTTTCATTAATTTTTGGTAAGGGACCGCCTATTATGCTCATAGTTCTATTATTTCCTTTTATTATTTATCATGGGTAATTAAAACATATCAAATGATGCATCAAGTTCTTCTTGACTTGCATTCATTGCATCATCAAAATCAGCATCACTACCAACATTACTATTTTGCTGCTTTACCTTCTCATCATATTTTTTTGCATAATCATATTGAAGTTTTTTAACTTCTTGAGCATCAGCAGGTGCTTTAAAATCTAAAACTTCTTTAGCATTGTTTATATTATTTTCTCTATTCATATCTGCTATTATCTCATCTCTTTGGTTTGAATCTAATGCACTTTCTCCAACTTCCATATCCCATAAATCTTTTCCTTTTTTTGTATTTTCTAATTTTGGTTGATATGCTGCATCAACAGCATTTTCATTGGGATCATTTCCACCTTTAACATCTGATAATTTTTCAGTAGGAGTTGATTTTGTTTTTCCATTACCTTTCTCTGTAGCTTCTCTAATTCGAGGAGTAACTATTTGATCTTGTCCTGTATATTCTTGATCCTGTGTTAACCCTGCTTTTTGTTCTGGAGTAAATCCAGATTTAGGTACAAATTTACTCTTATCATTTGATTCTTCAGCCTTCTTTGCTTTGTCAGCAGATTCTTTTGTTCTACCCAAAGCACCAAGAATTATTGGAAAATTATTATTGGGTGATAAAAATGCACCAAAAACAATATCTCCTTGTGTTAATTTAACCGTAGCTTTTTTACCAGCACCACCTGTTCCACCAGTTGTTGGAATCAATGCAACTGCTGTATGAACTTCATTATCATCAACACTATCATTATTTGAATAATCGCCTATGATACGGACTTTATATCTCCATCCCCATCCCATACCAGATACTTGACTTTTCTGTTTATCAAATTTTACAATCATTCCTAACCAGAATTCTACACCCTTTCCAAAAAATGATTGATTGTCTAAACTTACTTTAGTTTCCATATTTATTATTTACCAGTATGTAATCCATAAGTATCACGAGCAAGAGTCATAGATGTAAATGATCTTTGGGAATCAAAATGATGACAAAGATGTAATATTAAGTATTTACCACTTTGCTGTTGATCTAGACCACCCATTGCCTTATCACCCTGACGTTCAATCTCCAATTTAATAATATTTCCTGCTCTTAATTTTAAATTGCAAGGGACTTGTATTTCCATTATCTGAGAATGTAAAAGGTTATATCTCATAGGAGATTTTGCTTGCCATTCTCTTGGATCATTATTTGGTGCAATATTTGTAGAATCTAAACTACCAATATCCAAAATATGATAATTAGTCTTACTATAATTCTGAACTTTATTATTAAATGGAACTTCTTTTTTACCTAACGTTTTCAACTTTTGAGGATCTAATTTATAAATCTCTTCTTTAGTTTCAAATGTTAAAGGATTGAAAAATACATTACGACTACTATAAGTTCCAGACTCCAATGCTTTTGTTACATTTTGATCCTTAACGATATTGGGTGGCAGTACAATTTTAAAATCATTCTCTTTACCTTGCATTGCACCAGAATATGTATATGTTTCTACTGGTTCTTCCGAAATTAAATTATCTATTGCTTTAAAATTAAGTCCATCTTGAGTTTCATAGAAGAAAAATCCAGGATCACCTTTTTCAGGAATAGATCTTCTACATAAATCATTTATCAAATCCAATCCACCCTTTCCTTTTGAGATAAAATCATAACTATTACTTGTACCATCTATTGTATATTTTTTGACATTTAAATCTTTCAATATCTGTTCAACCGTATTGCTAATCCTACCTTTATACTTTTTACATGGATCTTTAATATCATAATTATCAATAGCAGGATTTGATTTAAGACTTAGAAAAACAGATTGACGATTTGATTCCTGAGATACAACTGGAGCACCAGTAATCTTTAATGGATTTTTTACATAATCTAAATTTCCAGATTTAGATTCTATCTTTAATTCAAGATCTTCATATCCAGTAATAGGTAATGAATTTTTAATACTTCCTTTTCTACCTTGTGTATCTTGATCCTTACCTGCATCAATAGAATCACCAGCATCTAAAAATACCAAAGTAGCAGTTATTTCAGGTGAATATACACTCTCATAAAAATCAAAAGATGTAGTTTTTCCTGCAATATTAGCAGTTTTACCATCCTTATTGATAACCATTTTAGCATACTTAGATGCTCTTGATGCACTTCCTGACATTTATATCCTCCTATACTGGTACTGGTACTTCAACAACTTGTCTCTGCACAATCACAGTCTTAGGTCCCGTAGAAGTTCTTTGATTTAATTTAACTAAATCCTGATTGTTATTTATACGTTTAAACTGAGCTTGATTTGGTTTTACACCTCCTCCTTTTGAAGGAACAGAATCAATCATCTTAGATATATCTGCGGTAGAATCAGATTCACTTTGAGTAGTATCACTAGTTTCTTCTGCTGGAATATCAGTATCACTCATAGTATCTTCACCTTCAATTAAATTACCTTCATCATCAAGTTTAATTTCTCCACCAGCTTCTTTAGAAAGACTATCAACATCAAAACCAGATTCTTTCTCTAATCCTTTAAGTTCACCTTCTAAGTCTTTCTGTGCCTTTGCAAGATCATCCGTTGATGTTTTCTCTGTAATTCCAAAGAAGTTCTTTACCGATTCAGTAATACCTCCAAAGAAATTAGCAATATTTTTTATAGCAGAACCAACACCATCAATAAAAGGTTTAATACTATCCCATATCTCATTAAATTTTTTAATAAATCCAGGTAATGCATTAACAAGAATTCCACCTAAAATAATAGATCCAAAAGATAGTATCTTATCAATTATATTGCCAGTTGCAGCACCAGCCTTTTCAGAAAAACTAGTAAGTGGAGAAGATTTTTTAACTGCTTCTACACTCTTTTCTTTTCCCTCCTTTCTTGCTAATTGCAAGGCAGCATTAGCTAATCGTTTTTTAGACAATTTAACTTGCTTCAATTCTTTATTCTTTTCAAGCAAAACACTTTTGATATTAGTTACAGTTATCTTAAGTTTTTTGATTTCCCTATCTTGGAGTTTAACAGTTGCCATAATATTATACTATCCCGTGCAATGCTGGTGTTAAAGACATATATTCATTCAAAGGATTAATAGAACTAATATAAGCAACTTCTGTTGATTCTGGTAATGGAACTTTCTTTTCTGGTGGTTTAACTTTAACAGGTGGCAAATCTTCTACCACTACCTTTGTTTCATCAACTGTCAAATCTGGAACTTCATTTGCATTTTTTGCTCGATGAATATCTCTTGCAACAGTTCCTGCATCAATTGCTATTGATAAACCAGTTCCAACACCAGGTACCATTGATGCTGCACCAGATGCTAACTCCAAACCAGCACCAGTAAAATCACCTGCCAGTGCTCTTTGTCCAGCAAATAGTAATCCTGCACCTAATCCAATAAAAGGAATCTTTTTAAGAACACTTTTTCCTATTGCTTTTGTTGTCGCTTTTGTCGCAACCTTAGTTGCTGTTTTTGTTGCTACCTTACTAGTAACCTTAGATGCTACCTTTTTAGAAGTACTCTTAAATATAGATTTTCCACCTGCTTTAATTATTGCACGTTTTCCAGCTTTTTTTATACCATGTTTAAATATTGATTTTGTTGCTTTAAATGCACCAACAATACCCTTTCCAAGAAATCTTATTACTTTCCATAATTGCCTTACTTTCTTTATAACTTTTGTTAAAAGAAACACACCAACTCCAGCAGCAATCCATTTCCAATGTTTTGCTAGAAAATTAAATGTACCAGTTATTCTATCTTTCCATTTTGGATCTAAATTCTGCCAAAAAGTAATAGCAGCATTACCAGCAATACCAGCACCCAATAATGTGACAAAACTAATTAATTTATCAAAAACATTTTTAAACGGAGAAACAACCTTAGATGCTACTCCTTTAATACCTGCACCTACTTTCTTACCTGCACCCTTTATTCCTTCTAAACTTTTCTCAGCAAGATTCTTTTTCCTTTCTTCGTTTTCTTTTTTCCGTAACTTATTCTCTCCATCTTGTTCACTAATCCTATTAGCAAAATCTAACGACAATGCATTACCAATATCTTGAAGAGTAGAATTTATTTCTGCTAACTTATCTTCATTACCACCAAAAGGTTTTTGTGCCTTTAAAACATTCTTCAAAAGAGTAATCTTCTTTTCATTCGCAGCAACCCTTTTCTCCAAAGGATCAAAATCATTTAAAGGAAATATTTTTTCAGTACTAAGAGCACCACCACTACGAGCAAGAGCACCACCTTTCTTCGGAACAATCGCACCACCCTTTCCACCACCATTAAAGATGGTTTTCATATTAGTGACATTTAGTTTTACGTTAGAAGGTACTACTTCTGGTTTAATTGTTGGCACTTTGTTTGAGATTCTCTTCGTCGATATACTGTTTTAATAAAGTCACATAAACTTCCTTTTCCCAAGGCATCATATTTTCTATCTCTGTTAATGAGTATTTATGGTGTTGCATCAAGGCAAAGTTAACCTTATAGTATGACTCAAGACTGGTATGAGCCATACTTAGGTGAAAAAACTTGCCAATCCCTCCAAGACCACTTCCGATTCAACTCCAGTTGTTGGATTTGTAACTTTAACTTTATGAGAAAGTTTAGGCATTGTCTCAAAGAACTTTTCAATAGTTTTAAATTGCTTACTATTTAATCCTTCTATAAAATCTTCTAATTCTTTTTTAGTTGAATCAGAAGCATCCCAACTCTCTTCTTCATCATAAATCATTTCAATACAATTAGTAATCATATTTAATGACCTATCAACCTCACTATTATCACTACCAGTATCAAAATTACTTTCAATAAACTGATCGAATGATGGATACTTAAGTTTCATAGAATATTGATCATCAAGTTTGATCGTATTCTTATGTCCTCTGGTTTTTTGAACTTTAATAGCATCAATATTGATTTCCATCTCAACAGATGTTTTATCATCATCAGGACAAGTTAAATTAACTTCAACAGTTTCACCAACTGACTTTGAACGAACATTTAAGAATAAGTATTCAATATCAAAAGTAGCAAGTTTAGTAACATCAATTCCTTTTGTAATAATACATTCATTTAAAATCTGAACCACAGCATTTGCTATCTGTGCAGTATCTTCAGTTTCTAATGCAAGTATAAGTATCTTTTCTTCTCTTACTAAAAAAGGACGGTATTTAATCTTTTTTCCAGTAGAAGGAATAACTAACTCATAAGTCGGAGTATTAATCTTTGGTAATGGCATAATGTTTTCACACTTCAGTAATTTTATTTATAGGGGTAATTTTAACTTCTTGATACAGTATATCTATCATAGTTAAAAGTAACTGTAACCTTCATTAAATCTGCTGTTCCATAGGTAACAGGTAAAGATGTAATAGATTTTGGAAAAGCATTCTTAAACTCATACATCAAAGTTCTTTCAATATTCTTTTCAAACTTAGTAATAGTCATTGTATTAACTTTATAATCATCTGGATATCTAAATCTTCTATAAAATGCCTTTTCGTCAAGATCAACATTTGCACCACTAGAAATATAATCCATCCATCCTTCAAAAATACTTAAAGAGGTATAATCTTCATCAACATAAAAAGTAAAATCAATATCAGTATATAAACGGGTATGTGCAAACTCCTGAGGAACACCCATAAAATTATCCTTTACTTCTCCTGTTGCAAATGCACTAGCAGGTAATGATGCATCCGAACAAAGTATCCCTGCATTTCTAGATAGAAAAATATCAGTATTATCAAGTCCAGATCTTTTAAGATAATCAGTTATAGTTTTATTCAAAGTTGAAAAATGAACTTGATATTGATTTGTTAACGACAGCTTGCCAAGTTTATCCTTGACCTCATCCATCGTGATTCTTTGTACTATACCCTTTGCCACTCTAAATACCTTACGAGTCTTATATTATTTCTATTTAGATGGCTTATAAAGGAAAATTCAGACCAAGCATTCCTAAGAAGTATAGAGGTGATTATACCAATATAATATATCGTTCTTTATGGGAACTTAAATTTATGAAATATTGTGATAGTAATCAGAATATTTTAGAGTGGGGAAGTGAAGAATTTTTCATTCGTTATATATCTCCCATAGATAATCGTACTCATAGATACTTTCCAGACTTCTATATTAAGGTACGAGAAAGTAATGGACAAATTAAAAAATATGTAATTGAAATCAAACCAAAGAAACAATGTATAGAACCAAAAGTTCAAAAAAGAAAAACTAAATCATACATTCGTGAGGTATGTGAATATGCAAAAAACCAAGCAAAATGGGAAGCAGCAACAGAATATTGTAAGGATCGTAAATTAGAATTTAAAGTCTTAACAGAGAACGAACTAGGTATTAAATAATGACAGATAGAATCGCAGAAATATCAAATAATTTAATTGGAGTTGAAAGTCCCGATGACTTAATGTTAGAAATACTAGAAGCACTACCCGAAGCAGAAGGAGCTCCTGAAGCAGGAAACTATTATACTTTTGTATATCAACCAAAAACTGCTGGTATTAGATATGATGAATTTCCTCTAGTTGCAGTCACAGATGTTTTCAATTGGGGTTTCAAAGGATTGAATTTTCATTGGGGAAATGTTAGACAATATACATGGCAAGAAATGGTAGGAAACCTACATTTAGTAACTTCAGAAGAGATAGAATCTTTACGTTCTATTCCTTATGCAAAAATACGTCTAAATAGTTAAAATTAATATATAAGGTCGATAAAATGTTAGGTGGAAATTTAGGCATTAAAGATATAGATTCCTTTAAGAAGAATGCGGTAGAAAAAGAAAGATTAAAAAGAATAGAAGATAGTAGAAAACAACGGGAGAATTTAAAAAAACAATATGGAAGCTCTTCAACTTTTCGTAAAGATGCACAAGAGAATAGACGATTACAAATAGATAGTGGAATTGATAAAAAGAATCTTAGAGGTAAGACTGGTGATATAACATCATCTGGTTATGGTAAAAATGATAGTGGTTCAACAGAAGCACATAAACAATCTAATATAAGAGATAGAGGTGGTTTATTAAGATATCCGTTAGAAGCAATGACGGACTCCACTGATTATCTGCAAATTGATATTACAAAATACGTTCCAGTAAAAAAAGCAAGTGAATCTGGTGGAATAGTCGGTTCTGTTGGTAGTAGAAAACTTGCTGGAAGATCACCAGTTCGTGGTTTTACAGCAACTCAATCTTTGGTTAATCAAGGAACTGTACTATTACAAATACCATCCCAAATTCAAGATGGTAATTCTGCTGCTTATGGTGAAGATAAATTAAACAGTATGGTTGGTGCTGCTGTTGGTGGTATAACTGGTATAATGGAAGAAAGTGGAAAGAAAATAGGAGAACTTGATATTCCTGGAGCAATTCAATCAGGTAAAGGTGAAGTAGCAAATGCTCTAAAAAGTTCTGGTGTTAATATAGATGCTGCCAAATCATTAATTACTAAAAAATTAGCAGCAAGTGCAGTTGGTGTATTTGGTGGTAACGTAACAGTTAATCAATTATTAGCAAGAGAACAAGGACAAGTATTAAATCCTAATATGGAACTATTGTTTAATGGTCCCACATTAAGAAATTTTAGATTCTCATTCAAAATGACTCCTAGAAGTGAAAAGGAAGCAGAACAATGTAAGTTAATTATAAGAACTTTCAAAATGAATATGGCACCCAAAGTAACTGGTTCTGGTGCAAATTTATTTCTAAATACTCCAAACGTATTTGAATTGAGATATAAGAGTGGATTTAGAAATCATCCATTCTTACATAAATTTAAACAATGCTTCTTGACTGATATATCAGTTAATTATACTGCTGAAGGTGTTTATGCAACTTATGAAAATAAAGAACCAATATCTATGACTATGGATTTAACATTTAAAGAACTTGAACCAATTTATGATAATGATTACTTTGATGAAAGAGGTTATGATTCAGATAGCACAGTAGGGTACTAAACATGGGATATTTTAGAGAACTTCCAAATTTATTATATCAATCATTCTTACCGTCCAAAAATTCTTCTTTGGATTATGTTGAAGTAAAAAATTTATTTCGTAGAGCAAAGTTAAGAGATGATCTGCAAAATGTTTTTACATTATTCACAAAATATGAAATACCTGATGAATATCGTCCCGAAAATGTAGCAGAAGACTTTTATGGTAGTGATGAATTAGATTGGGTTGTTTTAATGACTGCAAATGGTCCTAATAATACCAGTGGAATAATAAATGTTAGAAATGATTGGCCAATACCAAATAGAGATTTATATGGGTATGTATCAAATAAATACGGAGATAAACTAAATGATACTCGTTTCTACGAAACAAAAGAAATCAAAGATAGTAAAGGACATCTAATTTTAAATGCAGATCAAGTTGTTGATGAAACATTTAAATCTCCAATACCAGCACTATTAGATATGCCAGTTACTGAAGAAATAGAAAATAGCTCTTTTATATTTGAACAACCTTCTGGAGAATTATCTGGTTTTGTGAAAGGTGATATAATAGAACCAATTTCAACTGATACTAAAAGTGAAAGTCTTTATTATACAAAGACAGAAAATTATGGAAATTGGGAATTAAATTTACCAAGTAAAACATGGACATATAGAAAAATTATTACTGCACCATCAGAAGAAGTATTTGATACACTAACATATACCACTACTGATGGTAATAAAAGAACAATTACTGTTAGAATAAAAACTGATGGTACTTATAAAGACACTATATCAAATCTAGATAAAGGATCTGGGTTTGTTGCTCAATCTTATATACAATATTGGGATGAAACACTAGGATATAATGTAGTAAAATATGGAACTGATGTTAGATCAGGAGTATCAAATTGGATATATGAAACCAGATTAAATGATGAGAAAAGAAGTATATTTTTATTAAAACCAGAATATTTACAGCAATTCTTAAATGATTTTAGAGATATAATGGTATATGATGACTCTTCAGAATATGTAAATGATAATATGATAAAAACAGAGAATACTAATATTACAATGCCATAAAAAAAGGGGTTCTAACGAACCCCTTTTTTGTGTTATTCAGCAGCGAGTTTCGCAAAATACGAAAGTGCTTCATCATCATCATCCGTGCTAGACGGAGTAGGTGTTGATGTAACAGCAGCAGTAACTAACTGTTCTGCTTCACCTCTATCACCATCCTCATCAATAGTTTCTACATCTTGAGTAACTTTCTTATTACCAAGAACATAACTTAGACGAGTCTTAAGTTCATCATAAGACTTGAACTGATCTGTTGCAACAAGTTCTGCAAGAGAGTACTCTTTCTTCCAGAGTGCTTCTAGTGCATCATCATCACTATCCTTCAAGAGAGGACTTACAGCAGCAAACTCAGAAGAGTCGTAGTTTCTATAACCAGCAACGTTCTTTGCCTTCAACTTGAAGTTAGCACCTTGCCAGAAATCGAATGGATCAATTGCTTCCTCATCCTCAAACTCAGGTTGCATTGCT